GTATGATAGATTCAAATACTTAAAAGATACAAACGTCAAGAGAGTGTTTGATAACTTCCCTATTGTACAGCAATATCTTATTGATACGTTTTGGAAAGAGAATGAAAAGCCTGAGTTTGCACAACATCCAATTAAGGTAATGTTTGTTGATATCGAGGTATATGCACCAGACGACTTTCCTCATGCTAATGAAGCAAAAGCTCCTGTTAATGTTATAACTGTTTATGATACATTGAGTAAAAAGTTTGTAACGTGGGGTGTTAAAGATTATCATACAGATGAATCAGACGTTAAGTACGTTAAATGTACAAGTGAAGCTGATTTGTTTAAGAAGTTTATTGAGTACTTTGAGAGTGATTACCCAGATATCTTAACGGGTTGGAATTCAGAGTTTTTTGATATTCCATATATTATTAATAGATGTACAAAAGTATTAGATCAAAGTTATACTAACCGGTTATCACCATCTAATAACGTTTACAGTAGAGCAATTAAAGGACAATTCGGTCAAGAACAAATTCGTTGGTACATTGAAGGTATATCTCTAATTGACTACTTAGATGTGTATAAACGTTTTAGTGCAGGTGAACGTGAAAGCTATAAATTAGCTTCAATTGCAGAAGCTGAATTAGGTGAAGGTAAAGTTGACTTTGGTACAATGAACTTAGCAACGTTAGCTGACACGGATTGGAAGACGTTTATTGATTACAACATTCAAGACGTTAGACTGCTGGTAAAGTTAGAAGAAAAGTTAAAGTACTCTGAACTAATTCGTATGTTAGCTTACGTGGGGTTAACTACGTTTGAAGGTGCAATGGGTTCGTTATCAGTTATTAACGGAGCTACTGCAGTTAGAGCTAGATTCCGTAGCCAGCGTATACCTTCTTTTATTAGAGATGCAGACGATGGGAGTAAAAATCCCGGTGCATACGTTGGAGCTCCTTTAAATGGGTTTCAAGAGTGTGTAATCTCATTTGACGCTAACTCTCTATATCCAAACGTGATGATTAGCTTGAATATATCCCCTGAGACTAAAGTCGGGGTTATTGAAGATAAAAACGATACTGAAGTTACTATCAGGCATGTAAGTGGTAAGACATATTCCTTACCTATAGCTAAATTTGCACAGTTTATTGAATCAGAAGAAATAGCAATTAGTAAAGCTAATGTAATGTTTTCACAGAAGAAAAAAGGTGTAATGCCTGAGATCTTAGACTACTATTACAATAAGAGACAAGCAATAAGAAAAGACATTAAAAAGCTTAAAAAGCAATACTCTGAACTAGAAAACAAAGATACAAAAGATGCAAAACAACTCAAGATGACTATCGATCAACTTGATGCAAAGCAGTTGTGTATTAAAGTCTTTATTAACTCAATTTATGGTTACTTTGGCAATAAAAACGCGCCTTTTGGCGATGATGATGTGGCTTCTTCAATTACGCTTACCGGTCAGTCCGTTATTAAGCATTCAAATGAGCTACTTAAATCGTTTATTAAGAATGAAATCAGCTCAATTGATGATGAACTACTTAATAAATGTATCATTTACAACGACACAGATTCTTCTTATGTGTCTATAAAACCTTTGTTTAAAGACAAAGTGTTTAAAAAGGGTAATAAACTAACAAAAGAGGCGTATGACACAGTTAATAAGATTGAAGAGTACTTAAACACTAACATTAAAACGTGGGGTGCTAAAGCTTTAAACTCTAAAGACTGCAGGTTTATATTCAAACGTGAAGCTATAGCAGATGTTGGTATATTCTTACAGAAAAAACGTTATGTGTTGCATATCTTAGATGATGAAGGCATACCTTGTGATAAGTTTAAGTACACTGGGGTTGAAGTTGTAAGAAGTACAATGCCCGGTGCCATTAAACCTTATGTTAAAAAGATTATTGAAACAAAACTATTAAAGAATAAACCTTTATAACAAAATCAGATATTTATATTAAAATACATAACATGGATAAAAACATAATTAAGAAGTATTTAGCGGAAACTTTCTTAACTGAAGAGAAAAAAGGTGGTAAAGACAATGATGGTAAATTAGCTAAGGTTGCTGATACATCTAAAGCTACACAAGAAAAGAAATCAGCTAAAGGAACTCAAGGAGTACCTGGTGTTAAGGTTACTGCTAAGGTAAATAAAGAAACCGCAACATCTAACAAAGCTGGTATAAAGGCTATTGAAAAAGATATGAAGGAATATGAGAAACCTTTAAAAGCAGATGCTAATGCTAAAGAAATGGCACCAAATAAATTTAATTTTAAGGATAAAGAAGAAGAAACATATCATGACGAAATGGAAAACATGAATGGTATGGAAATGCTTCAATACGATAGAACTCCAGATGAAAGATTCAAAGAAAGAGCCTTAGAAGCAATTGAAGGTAGTTCAAAGATGGGGAATAACCCAGAATGGGCTAACGTAGTTGAAAAAGGTTGGGGTGGTGACAAAGAATTTGGTAAAAATCTTGCTAAAAAAATAAAAGATTCTGGTAAAAAACGTTCAGCTGAAACACCAACATTTTACATGCATGGTAGAGATAACTCAGTTGATATCAAAGATACTGGTCATAGACCATATGCTCTTGAAAGCATTACAAATAAAAAACGCATTGTTAGAGAAAATTTCATGGAAGGTGGTGAATATGATGTAACAGTTAAAAGTATGGATAGTAACAATTTTACAGCTGTTGTATATACCGAACAAATGTCCCCCGATGAAGATGGTTATGTTGTAAAGGGTAACTACTATGCTGATTCTGAATCACATGAGCCAGAAAGTCTTTATCACCCAGGTAATCAAGGTGGTTTACTTTATGTTCAAGCTGATATCACCCATGGTTATAAAACTATCAATGGTCAAAAAGCACCATTAACAGATGAAGAAATCCAAATGTTAAACAGTGATAAAAGATTAATACAAATACTAGATGATAATTTATATAATGAACACGAGAGAAAATCAAAAGATTGGGGTCCAGAACCAGATTTTGATTTAGATGAAAACAAAAAAACTAACAAACCTTTGATAGGTGAAAACAAAAACAAAAAACAACCAATGAAAAGACTTAAATTTAAAAAAGAGTTTAAAGGCGTAGCTAACGCACTTAGAATGATACCAGAAAGCTACAGAGTAGATTCTAAGGTATTCGAAATGACTGACGGTAATGAATCATATAAGATTCGTTGGGAAGGTTCACTTAATGAAGGAGCTGCTGTCGTATTGACTGCTTCTGATAAGAAAATGGTCAACGAAGACATGCAAAAAATGAAGCACCTTTTCAACTACAAATCTGAAGATACCTTAGGTCTTGTAAAGGGTAAAAATAGAGTTGATGAAAATGCAACTTTTGCCGATATCTACGCTAAAACCAAAAAACTTCTTTCTGAAACTGAAGACATTGAAGGTCAAACAGCTGACAGTGAAGGCGAGTGGGATGATGCAGGTATTACTCAAGCAGCAGACGCTAAAAAGCACGTTCAAGGTTCAGTATCAACTGAAAAAGGAACTCAAGCTCCAGCACCTAAAGAAGGTCATTGGGATAAGATAAAAATTCATGCCGCTGCATCTCCAACAGGTGGTTCAAAGGGTTCAACTCCAAAAGCAGAAGCTAAGGTAGGTGACGCTAGTAAAGCTGTTAAACAAGCTCCAGAAGCTAAAAAACACGTTGAAGGTTCAGTATCAACTGAAAAAGGAACTCAAGCTCCAGCACCTAAAAATGGTGAATGGGATAAAGTAAAGAAAAGTGCTCCTGAAGCAACAAAAGATATCACTGGGTCAAAAAAAAAGTAAATGAAGGTCTAAATAATCAAGTAAACCCTAATTATACTTATTTTGCTGTTGGAAAAGATGATGGTAAGATAGTAAATGGTTGGGAGATAGTTGATGACGTAGAAAGCCTTAAATACTATGCCAAAGGTGATTTAAAAGATATGGATTTAAACCCTTCTGATTTTAAATTGCTTTCAAAAGCATTTTTAATAAAAAATGGTATCGACCCATTCAATTGGGAAAGTTGGAGAAAAACTCAAGTTTAATAAAATTAATAAAAGCCTCACTTTATGTGGGGTTTTTTAATTTTTAGGATATTTATTAATATACGCCAAGGTATTGATTTTTTCAATAATTACCGTATAATGTATTATGATTAATAAAAACAAAACATTAGAACTATTGAACTATATTAACAAACCAATGAGTAGAGAAAACATTATCATAATGTATTCAGCACAGAATATATGTTATGAGAAATGTGAATTGTTTAGTGATTTTATCCAATCTTTATTGAATTTGATTTTTGATACATATATGGGTGATGATATTACTAGTCCAGCCGAGCAAAAGAATCATTTTAAGTGGTGTTGGAACAAAAATATCGAAAATTTTAAAGCCGAAGGCATA